GCGGCTTCCACCTTGTCCGCCGCGATCTCCGAGAGGGAGACGAACGGGTAGATCAGGGAGCTCATGTGGAAGCCCACCCGGCGCGGCCGCAGCACGGCTTCGTCGGCTCGCCATTCCCCGCGCCCCACGGCCACGTCCCGGGCATGATCGGTCCACATGTATTTGCAGTGCGGGCATTGGTAGCGCCCAAGCCGACGGCGCTTGATCTCGCGCGGATCCGTGCAGCCGTCGAGCACTGCCACATTGTCCAGGGTCATCACCTGGAGCGTGCCGCAGCACGGACAGACGACATGATAGCGGCGCAGTTCGTCGCACTCCTTGGTGACCATGGTCCAGCTGGTGCTGGTTTCGTCACCCATGGGCTTGGCCACGGCCAGCACGCGCCGCTTGGGACCGTAGCTGATGGTCCGTTCCCGCAGCTCGTTGATGGGGTCCCCCTGGCCGGCAAGCTGGCGGTAGAGGTCGACCTCGTCGAGGAACTCGTGCAGCACCGTGACCGAGGCGCGCTGGGCCGGGGACAGGGCCGAGGACAGATAGATCGTGGATCCGTCACGCAGCTCGATGGCGTCCTTGTTGTCGCGGAGGTACAAGCGCCGCAACGCGGCCGAGCCCTTGAGGCGCGGCAGGAACTTCTTGGTCACGGCCCTGGCCAGGGTGGCCTCGTCGGGCATGGCCAGGAGTTTGGGACCGGGATAGTGGGCGATGCTGTAGAGCAGGCAGGCGAACATCAGCTCGCTTTTGCCGCCCTGGGGACTGGCGCAGACGTCGACCTCCTCGACGCCCGGCCGATAGAGCGTGTCCATGATGCCGGCCAGATACGGGGTGGCGTCGAGGCGCAACCGCGAGCCGGCATACGGGCCGTCCTGGACCACGATGTGTCGGGCGGCCCAGATCGACACCGGCGACCGCTCCCGCTTGCGGAAGATGTCGCGTTCGGCGGCGGTGAATGTAAAACGCACGGACTCGGGAACGGTCACAGGCCAAGTTCCTTGGCTTTGGCGCGACACAGGGCCGCGAACGTCTGCGGGTCAATATCCATCGTCAACAGTTCTTGTTTGTAGCGCTCGTATTCCCGCCACAGGTTTCGTTCTTCGTCCATGATCCCGCCTACCTTGCCTTGCGGTTCGTTCCCACGCGGAAAAATTTCCGCGTCAAGGTGGCAGGCTAGGTCATTCGTCAGATCAATATCGACTGCACGGTGCACACCGATGCACAGTTTTTTTCGCCTTGCTCGTGATAGGGCTGGGCGGGCATCCAACCTGTCGCGCAACGTGGTTTCCGGTTCCATCAGCATGCCGTACTCCAAAGCGGGGAGCGATTTGACGCGGAAAAATTTCCGGGGCAAACGGCAGGCTAGGGTGTCCCACTGTGTTTGCTCCAGCACGCCACGCGAGCCGTGCGCATTTTTTCGTCTTGGCCAAGGCTTCCATACCTGTAACCGCTTTCGATAGATGCTATGATGCATTTCCGTAATGCGCAGCCATGATGGCGCGGCCGAGCTCATAAGCGACATAGGGTACTACGGCATCACCGAAACCGCTTATTTGAGCCACCCGGCCGGGAACCCCATGAGCCAGCAAATCCACTCCGGGTTTAACCCTCCGGCGTTTCCCATCCGCTCCGAGGAGCCACTCGGCATCGCTCCATGCGCCGCTTGATTGACGAGCTGTTGCCCGCGCGAGCCATTTGCGTTCCTTCTTCTTTGGCTTTCCGGGGTGTTTGGGAAACGATAGTCTCTGGCGGTTGGGGTCGCCCACAGTACCGCTGATTGATATGGCGGACGACGAAGGTCCGTCCCCGCAAACATCGCTTGAACCATGTCTCCCTCGGTCATCATTGATGCAGTCGGTGTGGGCCAGAATGAAAACACGGTCTCGGCGGTGCGGGGCATTGACGGCACAAGCCGGAACAATGATCGGCCAGACGGCGTAGCCGAGGCCTTCCAGGCCAGAAAGCACTCCGTCGAGCCCCAGCGAGACGAACCCAACAGGGTTCTCAAACAATCCCCAAGTGGGCCTGAGGGCAGCCATGAGCCGCACAGCTTCCGGCCAGAGCCAGCGGTCATCCGCCGGGCCTTTTCGCTTCCCGGAGAGACTGGCCGGTTGGCAGGGGACTCCGCCGCAAATAAGGTCAACTGGATCGAGGCCGGCATAGCCTTGGGCGTCGAGCCGGCGCATGTCGTCATACTGCTTTGCCTCCGGGAAATTCAGACGAGCCCAGGCGCGCCGCTTGGCGTTCTTCTCGATAAGCCACACCGTGGTCATACCGGCCCAAGTCAAGCCCAGGTCCAACCCGCCAATACCGAAACAGGCGGAGCCGACTTTCAGAGGCGGGAGACTTATCACGCCCCAACCTCCAGCAAGTTTCCCCGCGTCTCCACGCCGGGGCGATAGTCCACCCGGAAAAAGCCGAGCCGCCCCTTGCAGGGCATGAATGGCAGCGGCCGGGCGTCGGCGACGCGCCAATGCCATAGGCCGGGCGCGGCCCAGGGTGAAATCTGGTCCCGCGTGCAGCCGACCAGCCGGGCCATGCCCACGATACCGCCGCCGCCGCGCCCGGCGTCGGGGAAGCGCAGGCCGCCCGGCAGGCCGTAGCGGGCATGCATTTCCTCCAGAATTCCTCTGGCATCAGGCAGACTGAACCGCGGGCGGGCGCTGGCCTGGATAAGGACCGAACGCCCGACGTACCGCGTCGGCAATGCCCAGGTCCGGTTCTCCACGCCCTTGAAGCCGTTGACGAGCAGCCAGGCCCAGGGCTGTTTGACTGAGAATGCAAGCGATGGAATGTCCATGGTCACCTCATCAGGCCGACAATTCGGCGAACCGTTCCAGGAACCGCCGATGCGCCTCGCGGGGCGGCAGGCCGAACTGCCCGGGATGGTCCAGGCCGATCTCCCCCAGCTCGAAGGGAAGCGGCATGGCTTCCCAGGGCTTGGGCGGCGCCAGCAGCAGCCACTCCAGCTCGGTGGCCAGCAGGCGACGGTCGGCGTCGCCGACTTCGATGGGCATTGTGGTCGGCAGGCGGAACCGGCGCGAAATCGCACCCCAGACGCGCCCCTCGACATCACGGAACGCCGGCAGCATGGATTTGAGGGGCGAAGTCATGTCGCCGACATAGGCCTCGGCCGCGTCGTGCATGAGTCCGCAAAAGGCCAGCTCGCGCGGCAGCACCCGGGACACGTAGAGGCAGTGCTCGGCCACGGAGTAGAACCGCTTGGTGTGGCCGTTGAACCGGCACTGGTTGGCCAGGGACAGGGCGATGTCCTTGATGGACACCATGGCCGGGACCGGATCGATCAGGTCGAAGGCCAGGCCGGAAAAGGTCTGATTCCAGGGATTGCCGCTCATGTCGTCCTCCTCGCATTGCAGGTTCAGGCCGCATCCGGATTCGCGTCGTCCGTATCGTCGGCCCGGGCCACGAATTCCCGATCCGTGGACCAGGCGTCCATCCAGTCCGCCGTGGCCTCCTCCCAAAGCCGCAGGAACTCAGGCAGCCGCGCTTCCTCACCGCCCACGGCCGCGATGACGCGCGCCCCGATCAAGGGTCCGAAGTTCTCGATCTGGGCCTTGAAAAACTGGGCCCGGGCCGCCAGCCCGCGCTCGACCTCGGCCTTGTCCACGAGCGTGCCCTGGAGCTTCTCCCGGCGCATGCGGGTGAGCAAGGCCTGCTCGACCTTGTGGTCGGCATCGGCCGACAACCGGCGGCGTGCCTCGGCCGAGAGCTTGCCGTCCTCCTCCCTGCTGACCGTGGGCAGGCTGGCGGCATAGGCCAGCAGCACCGATTCCTCGAATCGGCCGCCGGCGTCGGTGGGGAGGAGCCCGGCCTTGCAGTCGGCGTAGAACTTGGTTTTCCGGATGGCGAAGCCGCGCCCCTGCAGATAGGCCAGCGCGTCCTTCTTCTTGGCGAACAGGCGTCCCTCGCCGCCGGCGACCGTGGCCTTGTCCACCTCGTCGCGCGCCTTGCGAAAAGCCTCGATGTTTTCCTTGGTCGGTTGGTCGTTCATGCGTCGCTTGGCTCCCTCCTTGGCCCGCAGCAGGGCGGGCAGATCCGTGGAGGCGCTCCGTTCAAGGTAGGGCGTGAGATCCTCGGTCATGCCGCGCCCCCTGCAACCGGGAACGGCCGTCCGTCCGGGGAGGTCGCTGGCAGGCCCGTGTGGTCCTGCCAGCGGCGCACGATCACGTCGCAAAAGCGCGGATCCAGCTCGAGGGTACGGCACTCCCGCCCCAGGCCCTCGCAGGCCACAAGGGTGGACCCCGACCCGCCGAAGGGATCGAGGACCAGTCCGCCCGGCCGGCTGGAATTGCGGATGAACCGTTCGAGGAGTGCCACCGGTTTCATGGTGGGATGGGCGTCGCTGCGGGTGGGCTTGTCCACGCTGATGACGGATCCCGGGACGACTTCCACACGAAGATCCTGACCGGTGACGAGGAAGAGATCGTCGCCGGCGGGAATTTGGACACGGCCATCCTCCAGGAGCACCGCACCGGGAATCCCTTCGAGCAGCGTGGTCTGGCGGCGGCCGCCGAACCAGGCGTGGCGGCCGGTCGGCTTCCAGCCGTAGAGGATGGGCTCGTGCTGCCAGTGGTAGTCGGCCCGGCCGAGCACGTGGACGTTCTTGCGCCAGACCAGGCACGAGGCCAGTTTGAAGCCGGCCGCCTGGAAGGCCTCGCGGAAGGACAGTCCCTCGGTGTCGGAGTGGGCCACGTACACGGCCGCGCCGTCGGCCAGCACCGAGAAAAGCGCCGCAAAGGCCCGATCCAAAAACTCGCGAAAGGCCGACGCCGACATGTCGTCGTTGAGGATCCTCCCGGCCTTGCCTTCGACGGCCACGTTGTAGGGCGGATCGGTGACGGCCAGCTCCGGACGTTCGCCCCCGAGCAGGCGTTCCAGGTCGGCCGGCACGGTGGCGTCGCCGCACAGGAGCCGATGCCGGTCCATGATCCAGACGTCGCCCGGCCGGGTGACGGGCGCCTCGGGCAGGTCCGGCACGGCGTCGGGATCCGTGCGGCCGATGCCAGGCAGCAGGCCGAGCAAGGCGTCCAGCTCGGCCACGTCGAAGCCGGTCAGGGACAGATCCATGTCCAGCTCGCGCAGCTCCCCGAGCTCCACGGCGACCATCTCCTCGTCCCAGGCCGCCCAGGTGGCCGAGCGGTTGACCAGCAGCCGGAAGGCCCGCACCTGTGCCGCGGTCAGGTCGTCGGCCAGGATCACGGGCACGGTATCCATTCCCAGGCGCGCGGCCGCGTCCAGGCACAGGCACCCATTGACTACCTCGCCGTCGGAGCGGGCCAGCACCGGCACCCGGAAACCGTACTCCCTGATCGACGCCATCATCCGTTCCACCACGTCCTTCCCGTATTTCCGCAGGCCCCGTTCGTAGGGCCGCAGCCGCGCCAGCGGCCAGTATTCGAGTTTGAGCGTTTCCATCCGTCCGTTCCCGTGCTAGGGCCTCCCTGCCATGCATGGCTGGAGGGCTGGGATTCCTGGTCGGATGCCCCGTTCATCCGGCCGCCGGCAGGAGCTGTAACTCCGGTCGGCAGCCCTCCACTTACCGTCCGGCCGCCTCCCGTTCGCGCCAGTAGTGCAGGTTGGTCCAGCCGGCGAAGGCCAGCCCCGGCGTCTCGTTACTGGCGCGGCGCACAAGGGCCGCCCATTCGCCCGAGCCGTCGACCTGGCCGTGGACGCGGCGCAGACTCGCGGTCGCCCGCAGTCGCCGCCGGTCGAGAAACCACAGGATCGCTTCCAGGCAGTCCCCGAAGAACAGCTTGGCCATCCTGGCCATGACCTCGGCCGCAATAGCCGCACCGGACCACAGGGCCAGTGCGCCGTCGGTCTGCTCGGCCAGGCCCGGGACCAGCACCGGCTTCACGTCATGGCGCCGCATGGCCGAAAGCAGTTTTCCCAGCGGCACCATGTCCAGGGCTGACACGTAGCCCGGCACGAGCCACGGCACCTCGGCGGTCCGATCCGGGGCAGCCATGGTGGCTGCGTCACCGTGCGGCGAGGAGGCGGTCTCCTGCTCCGGGCCATCGGCCGGCTTTTCGCCAGTAGCCTCACCGGCCCCGACCGCGCGTGTCTTTTCCTCCTCCCCCTCTGCGGCAAGCGGCTGTCCAGGCGGCAAACGTCCTGGCTGCAACACCGGCGGCAGGCCGGCCATGATCCAGGCGCGCAGATTGGCACCGGCGGCGTAGGCCTCGCCGGGATCCTTGCCGACCGGGCAGGGCCAGCGTTTGGCCCGGGGGAAGGTTGCCGGCCAGCGCTGCCAGCCCTTGGCGCCGGCCCCGTCCTTGCCTTCGGCGTCCAGGGCCACCAGGATGCACAGGGCTTCCCCCAGGGTTTCGAGCACGCCGGTGGCGATCTTTTTGACGTTGGCCGTCTGCACGGAGACGACGCCGATAAGGTCCCCGACCTGATGGTGCAGCATGAGGGCGTCCAGCTCGGACTCGACCACCACAAAGGCCCGGGCCTCGCGCCCCAGGAGCATGGCGTCCATGCAGCTTCCCGGGAGTACGTAATACTTCGTGTCTTTCTTGAACGTTTCGCGATCGCCCTCGGGCCGGCGGATTCGCAACCGCAGCACCGGCCCTTCCGGGGCGTCCGGGGCCAGGAGGGGGATCACAACGCCGCGTGGGATCCAGAAGGTGCGCTTCACGGTCGGCCTGCCGTCCTTGTCCGGCTTGCCCTCGGCCGGGGGCAGCCCCCAATTGGCGCGCGGCCGGATTAGGCACGACTTGCCGCGTTCCCCCGGATTCCAGCCGAGGCGATAGCGTTTGATCGCCTCCAGCGGCAGGCCCCGGGCGGCCAGCCAGGCGAGCTGCTCGGGATTTTGGAGGAGCTGCGCATGGGCCCAACCGGCAAAGGCCGTGGCTTTCCTGGTCCACAATTCGGCCGGCGGCGCGGACGGGGCCGGCTCGAACGGATCCTGGCCGGCGGCCGGACGCGGCGGCCGGGGAAGGCCCGTCCTGGCCCGGACCGCTTCCACACCCAGTTCCCGGCAGGCGTCGGCGTAGCTCATGCCCTCGTAGTCCCGCAAAAACTGGATGGCGTCGCCGTAGGTGCCGCACTGCCGGCACCAGTAGCCGCCGCGGCCGTCGTGGTCGTCCGGCCGGATCATGCAGCGGTCCCTGCCGCCGCAGGCCGGGCACGGCGCCGCCCATTCGCCGGCCGCCTTTTTCTTCGGCGTCAGCCCGTGCGCGGCGAACAATCCAAGGAGGTCAGCGGCCATAACGCGGATATCCTGTTCGCATGGCAAGGTCCTGGGAATATCCTGGTCGTAATATTCCAATATTCTTTCCTTTTTTAAGAATCAGGATAACAGGATAGGACATGATGGTGTGCTCCGGGCCGAGGTTTGAACGTTTAGCCGGCATTCCGTGCCGGGGTCCTGATGTCCTGACGGACCCCTCCATCCAGAGTCCGCGCTCCTTTTCACCCCCAGGACATTCCAGCCGCGGATGTCCTGGCGACGTCCTAGGTCCTGGCTATGAGCCGGACCGATCCTTCCAAAAGGAATTGCTATAACTCCTGTCTTCCTTTGACTTTTTGTCGGGGTAGGCCTCTTCGGCGGCAGGGTTGATGCGCACGTCGTAGTAGTAGACCGTGCCGCCCCGGCGCTCCTTGTGGATTTTCTTCCCCAGGTGCTTGCCGAAGCTGTTCATGGTCGGGACGTACTTGCCCCGGTTCTTGACGTACCAGCGGGTGTAGAGGTCATAGATGTCGGTGGCCGAAACGCGGGAATCGGGCGCGGTGATGAGGCATTCTTCAACAAAATCTTGCAGGTGGTCCTCCTCGCGCTGGTACTCCTCGGTGGCGGCCAGGACGGTCTTCGGCGGTGCGATGCCGTCGCGCTGCCAGGCCAGACAGCCCCGGACCAGCCAGGCCAGAATCCCGGGCAGCTCGTGCTCCTCGAAATGCTCCGCCAGGTTCTTGTCCCGCTTGCGCTCGTGATCGGCTTTCGGGTTGTCGACGTACTTGTAGGGGAACTCGACCAGGCGCAGCCGGTCCCAGAAGGCGTACTCGTGGGCGGCGGCATGCGGCCGGTGGTTGGTCAAAAGGAAGAGCGTGTGCGTCGGGTAGAAGCTGGTGGGATCCCGGTCCCACATGTAACGGCCGGTCAGCCGGTCGTCGCCGGACAGCCACTTGACCCGGGCGATGGAAAACCGTCGGTTCTCGTCGGATTCGGTGGCATAGGCGACGCGCAGGCCGTTGAGGGACATGATGGTCGGCGTGGGCTTGTCGGCGTCCCGGGACTGCCCCTGGTCCAGAAGCAGCTCGGCCGGGATCGGCGCCATGTAGTCGCCGCAGACCTTGCCCAGGGTCTCGATCATGACGGTCTTGCCGTTGCGCCCCTCGCCGTTGAGCACCACGAAAAGCGGCTCGGTGGACAGGCCGGTGACGGCGTAACCGAACACGCGCGAAAGGAACGCCGCGACGTCCTTGTCCTCGCCGACGATCTCCTCGACGAAGGCCTCCCAGCGCGGGCACGGGGCTTCGATCCCCTGCCACTCGACGCTGCAGGTCCGCCGGATCAGGTCGCCGGGCCGGGCCTTGCGACATTCGCCGGTGCGCAGGTCGACCACGCCGTTGGCCACGCCGAGCAGGTACGGATCCGCGTCGAAGTCTTCCATCCGGACGAGGAGCGGATCCTCGTTGGACAGGGCGAACCGCAGGGCGGCCGTGACCCCGGCGCCCTCGCGCAGATCGTCGATGTTTTTGCGCAACCGCTTGGACAGGCGCTCCAGCCGCTTGACCGCCTCATCGTCCCGGAGCTGCTTGGCCTCGGTAATCTTCGCCTCGCAGTCGAGGCGGGTCTCCTCGTACTTGGCGACCACGGCCTCGACCGCGGCTTCCGCCCGGTAGACCGTGACCTGCTTCCAGTAGGCACCGGTCCACTCGAACCACTGGTTTTTCAGCTCGGGGGCACACAAGTACTTGCCTTTGTGGATCGCGGCGAACAGCAGGCCGTCGCCTTTTTGTCCGGCATAGAGGCAGTGCTTGACGAACTCGTGGTCGACGACCGGCGCGGCAGCCCGGGTTTCGGAGCCTTCCTCCTTGACCCGCTCGGCGACCTGCGCACGGACCTGGGCGATTTCTTCCGGTGATGGATCGGGCGTTTTTTCAGACATGCTGCGTCGTCCCATGTGGTTGCCGGCCTGGGCGCAGGCAGCGTCCGACCGATTTTTCCGTTTTTCCGCCAGAATTTTTCCGCAAAATTCCGCGACACCCNGCACCCAACGTGCGCGGGCTTTTGAAGGTGCCGGGAAGGACCCGCAGGCCCAGCCGGTCCGCTAGGACCTTTCTGGCTTGCTCGTGANAAGAGAGGAGAGGGGGGCGGGGTGGAGACCCGGTGCGCTGGTGCGCGCCGGGAGCGGTACGCCTTCCCTGGACCGGTTGTGGTTTGTCCTGGCGCGACAATATGCCGCTACTCGCCACCGGCCCAGGGAAGGCGACCCCATATGCAATCCAGGAGGGGAATGCCTCAGACGGATAAGTCGGGGGATAATCCGTTATGGGATTGATTCGAGGTACCGTCGGTGGGAATAAAGAATCATGCTGAGATAAATGGAAAATTTCGGCGCATTCGTGGTTATTACGGGTATCGAGTTGCGGCCTCCGGAGCCAAAGGCCGAGCGTTCGAATCGCTCATTGCCCACCACGATACTCCAAGGGGTTACGGTTTTGCCGTAGCCCCTTTTTCGTTTGTCGGCT